CTGATGGTTATTGGAGGGTTAAATTTGTAGGATTAAATTATTTTACTATTCAAGGAAGACTTGATGAACTTGATCCTTATTATGTTCTTAATGGGGTTCCCTTAATAGAAACTCAATATGATAGTGATTATTGGGTTGTGTTTGATACTTTACAATGGACTTCTCCCATGTATTCTGTTTTAAGTTGGTTTTCTGATAGAACATACCAAAACCCAATTTCTATTGGAAGTATTACTTATACTTTAGAACAGATTGCGGATTTACATCCTCCACTTAATATTGTAGGTTATCAAATTCCTAAACATTTTTGTTTTGATTGCCCCTATGCCGAAACAGTTTTAGCTACTTATAGTAAGTATAATTATTTTCCTCGACAGCAAATTTTATTAGATGATGAAATGGTAGGAGATACTGCTAGAATTTTTACTAGAGTCTTATTTAATAATGATTCAGGTCTACGTGAAATTAGAGAAAGTGAAATAAAAGTTATATTTGAATAAATTATGGAAAGAATAAATGTTGAAGAAGCTAAAAAATATATCTCACTTAGTGATGATTTTACAAATAAAACTGTTCAAGATTGCCCTCATTATACTTTAACACCTTCATCTAAAGGAGAAGGTTGGGAAGATGTTACTTATTATACTGCCCGTAAAGTTGATATGTATGAAAACCGTGATGGTAATTATGATTCTTGGGTTTATATTTTATCTAATCCTACCATGCCTCGTATGTACAAAATTGGATATACTAAAAATACTCCTGAGGTTCGGGCTAAACAAATTTCAAACTCAACAGGAGTTGCTCTTCCTTATGAAGTAGAATGGGCTTTTCATTGTTATGATGGTTTTGGTTTAGAACAAGAAGTACACCATAAATTAAATTCACTTAGAGTAAATGGTAATCGTGAATTTTTTCAAATTTCCTTAAAAGAAGCAAAGAAAACCGTGCAAGAGCTTGGAGAACGGTATCTTTAGTCGTATATTCACGGTGTTGAATAAGGCGAGAGCCAAAAAATAAAGGTTATGAAGACATTTAAAGATTTAGTATTTCATCCAAATAGTACGGGTGGTATCAACAGCCGAACGGACTTTGATAATGGATTTTCAATTAGTGTAATTGCAGGTGGAATGGCTTACAGTACCCCTCGTGAGGATAATAAAGACCCCGACTTCTTTAGCTCATTTGAAATAGCAATATTTGATATGACTGGGGGATTTATCACCAGACAAATTATTGGTGGTGATGATGATGTTGCTGGTTGGAAATCTCGTGATGAAATTAGTTCGATAATGGAAAGACTTACTAATATTAGATAATGGAAAACTTTAAAGAACTTCTCCAACAATCTCTTGCAGATAATCAACTAGAATCATTAATGCCTTCGCGCGAATACAGCGAGAATGAGCGCATATACATGCGGGGCTATAATGCGGCATTGAGTGATATGCTCGATGATTTTAACGCAGAATACGGCGAATTTGTAGAACATGCATTTCAACCCTCTTTAAATTAAAATTATGGATATCTTAAAAATAGATCAAGAATTTCATGCTTTAGTCGATATGATTGCAAGTGATGAGATGAGAGCAAAAATTATCTTTAAAGCACTTCAAACAATGCAAGAACATCCCCATTCTACTCCTAAACTTGCTTTGGAAATTGCTATACAAGATTGGGCTAAATAAAATATTTTTCGTATATTCACACAAATAAATAGTTATGACACAAGATAAAGCAGATTTACTAAACCAATTGATTAAAATTGAAAATGAAATTCAGGAATTATGGGAATACCACCCAGAAAATCCAGATGCTATAGATGTTATTACAAGATTTAACGATCTACAAAAAGATGCATCTACACTTCAGAATTACCTCCAAACTCTTTGGACGCCTGAAGAAGAGTAAAATGTATTTACCTTAGTGATGGAATTGGTAGACATGAGGGACTTAAAATCCCTTGAACAGTAATGTTCGTGGCGGTTCGAGCCCGCCCTGAGGTACAGAGTAGGGGAGTTAAACGTAAAATCCTAAGAACCCAATCGACGGATTGATTAGGTAGGGACCTTCAGCGCGCATGAAGGTGAAGCCCCTCGAATATGGACTCGTAGCTCAGCTGGATAGAGCATCTGCCTTCTAAGCAGACGGTCACAGGTTCGAATCCTGTCGGGTTCACGAGTTTTAGGAAGATTGGCAGAGTGGTCGAATGCACTGGTCTTGAAAACCAGCGTACCGTAAGGTACCGTAGGTTCGAATCCTACATCTTCCGCTGTCCTGTGGTGTAATGGCAACACTTCGGTTTTTGGTACCGACATTCTAGGTTCGAGTCCTGGCGGGATAACCAGTTTGCGAAAGTAGCTCAGTTGGTAGAGCATGACCTTGCCAAGGTCAGGGTCGCGGGTTCGAATCCCGTCTTTCGCTCAATTTATACAATGGGGAGTAGCTTGGCTATTCCCCATTTTGTATGTATATTCCCACTAAAATCCCAAAATTATGGAAATTTCATTATTTATCATAGGAACTCTTGTAAGTATTATAGTTATAATGGTTATAGGTATATCTATAAATTATGTAGCATTAAAATCATTAAAAAAAGAATTTACTGATTATTTAGAGATTCAAAGAGTTAATGATATTAATACTAAAAATGATGAAAATGTTAAGTGGAAATCTGTAAATGAAGAAAAACTAGAAATTAGAGCTAAGATTGAAAAAGTTGCTAAAATTACTGATGATAAAATAAATAGCTTTGAAAATAAGATGTACCAAGACTTTGACATAAAAAGAAACCAATCTCACCGATATTAATCATAAATATCCACATTATTTTACACATATAACGCAATATTATGCAATACTACACAACAACTACAGCGGGCATTGATATTAAAATTGAATATATTTATACACGTGAAGACACCACAACAAATTAAAGAATATGCTCAAATTGCTCATTTATACTTTGCAGAAGGTACTTTTTCTGAGAAAGAAGTTTATATCTGGATGGGAGATTATGGGCTTACAGTAAACAAATTACTTAAAACTCGAATTGAATTTACCTATTATATTGATTTATTTGAAACTAAAATGACTATTTGGAAAAATGGTAAAGCAGAAGTTAAAACTAATATCTAATGATAGACCCAGAAAAACTTTTCAGTAATTTTGAACTCCCCAAGTTAGAAGATACAAGCTTATTAAATGAATTGCAAAAAACTCAAACATTTAAATTAGGCATGTTTAAAAAAATCATTTGGAATCAAAAGAATATGGAAGATAAGATGGATCGGTTATTAGAAATGATGCCTGAAGTTGCTGAACAGATAGATTTTGGGGGAGATGCAGGTGAATTTGTAACACATACAAGAGCTTGGACATATCTTAAAGATTATGATCCATCCTCAGACCAAGGTAAAGATGCTGCTCGTATTTTTTCAGATGAATATACTATTACGGCATGTGATCTAGCAATTCATTTTTGGGAAGAAAGAGAATCTTACGAAAAATGTGCACATATTAAAAATGTTAAAGATTTTTTAGAATTAAACGTGACCCCGTAATTTTTCTTTAGTATATTTGAGATACAGAGGAAAGGAAAGAGAGGGAGAGAGAGGGGAATGTGACGTTTCGTAACGTCTCCCGAGATATAATAAATATAGAATTATGAGAAATAAACAACTGTTTGAACAAAAAATGGATCGCCTTGAAGGTAAACTTCAACAAATTAGAGTAATGTCTAGTCGTGTCAAGTCACTACAAGAACTTTACCAAATGCTTGATGAAGGGGAAGAAATTATTTCCGATATGCGTACCATGCTCGAAAGAGACTAATTTAAATAAAAGTTATGAAATTAACAGCAGAACAAATCCAAGAGAATTGGGATATCTTTATCTCTAACATCGAAGCCCACATCACGGGAGATCGTAAACAAGCACTTCTTGATTTTTACAACAAGTATCAAGAACGTATTATGTTGATGCCCGCGGCTCACAAGAAAGAATATCACAACTCCTTTCCTGGAGGGTATGTTGAGCATGTAAATCGTGTTGTACGTTGTGCTCTAAAGCAAGCCAAATTATGGGAAGAAGAAGGATGTGATATGTCTACTTTCACTACCGAAGAACTTGTTTTTGCTGCTATTAACCATGATCTAGGTAAGATGGGAGATGAAAATAACGAATCATATATCCCTCAGACTGATAAGTGGAGACGTGAAAAATTAGGTGAGGATTATATGTTTAATAAACAAGTCCCATTCTCATCAGTTCCAGATCGTGGTTTATTCATGCTCCAGTCTCATGGAGTAGTATATACTTTTAACGAAATGCTCGCGATACAAACGCATGATGGTTTATACGACGCAGCTAATGAGAAGTATTTGAAAGCATATATGCCCGAACAAAAACCACGTACTTCGCTACCATTTATAGTCCACCAGGCTGATTTAATGGCTGCACGTATTGAATTTGAGAAGGAATGGTTACCTAAATTAAAAGGTAACGTGGATAAGCCAAAAAATAATTTTACATTGGATAACAAGCCGAAAAGCCAATCTCAACAACAAAAAGCTTTAGGTTCAATTAAAAGTGAAGGTTTAAAAAATTTATTAGATAACTTATGATTATTGCAATTGTTATACTATCAATTTTAGTAGCTACCTTAGGGTATACTACAATAAACCTTCTTCGTAAAAATGAAAAACAAGAGGATATCCTCGCAGGCTATTTAGACTATTTAGATAAAATGTCGCGAGTAATAGAGGTTTCGGAAACTAAGATGAAAGAAGTCGATGCTAAAGGAAGTTTTAGTAGTGACGATGAAGTCGGATTTTTCTTTCAACAAATAAAAGGGTTACAAGATATCTTAAACGAGTTTAAACTCGAAAAAAGATAATGTAATTCTATGGCTATAAAAAAAACCCGAAGACCTAAGAGTAAAAACTACTTTACCCAAGATACAGAAGATGCTATTGTGTTATACAATGGCACTTCTAATACCGATACAAAAAGTAAAATATATCAAGATCATATCCATTATCCGTTTTTTAAATTAACGGAGAATATAATCCATACATTTAAGTTTTATTATACTGAGGTAGATGAGATTGAACATTTACAACATGAAGTAATTTGTTTCTTGTTATCTAAGATTCATTTATTTGATGTTACTAGAGGTGCTAAAGCATATTCATATTTTGGTACTATAGCAAAACGTTATCTAATTCTCCAAAACCAAAAGAATTATAAAAAACGTATCGATAAGGCCCCAGTAGATGAGTTATTTAAAGATGACACTCATACCTACAATATGGATGATCCAACAGCAATGAATGATCCTTTAAGCTTATATATTAATTTATATGTAGAATATTGTACAGAAAATATATTTGAATTATTCCCAAAGAAAAAGGATGCTGAAATAGCTGATGCTATTCTAGAGTTATTTCGTAAAAGAGAAGAAATTGATATTTTTAATAAAAAAGCTCTTTATATCTATATTAGAGAAATGGTAGATGTTAAAACTCCAAAAATTACTAAAATAGCAAACCAACTATACTCGGTATTTAAAGGTAATTATATTTTTTATCTTGAACATGGGTATGTAGAATTCGAATAAGTCTATATTTATACATGAATAAACACTATAAATATGAGTCAACAATTCGAAAAAACAGTATTTGGTACT